CTCACTCCAAATAGTTGTGCTAAAATAATTATTTATGTACATTATCTAAACGGCCTCCCTATATTCCATACGACTAATGAGTATCGTGTACCTGATGTTACGGGTTTTACTCTATGCCAAACGAACGAGGGAAATACTATTATTGATCCTTTGGATAAAATTTCTTTACATTGTATTCTGTGTTTTGATTCATCTCTCATATGTGGATCATAATTTCTAAAATCAAATTCTAATTCACCACCTGTATATTCTGATCCATCTGTTAACTGACATGTCATAGATAATTTTCTAATACAACCATGATCAGGTGCACCTGGTCTATCATAGGGTTTATCCCAACTATCGCAGTGCCAATCATAATATTGGTTTAATTTATATTTTGTAAATTGACAGGCCTCTGATCTTTCCCATTGAAAATTCCAACCAGCTAATTTATTTGCTTGGTGAACATATGGATGCAATTCTTTGTATATCCATGTATCTTCAAGCCATACTAAATCTGATTTTCTTTTTTTTTGTAAATTCTTAATTTCTTCTTTATTTAATTTTTTATTACCATAACCACCTGTTCTAGCCATAACTTCTTTTTTCTGTAATGCATATTGTATTACATCATCACAAAATTTAGGTGTTAATGCAGATTTAAAATACCAATAATAATTAAATAAATTCATATGTTATTGTTTGAACAAAATTCAAACTATCCCTTTGTGTATTTGTTATATAATACATACATGTTGAGGGAAACATAATAAATTTATTATTTTCTAATTTAATATCCCAGCTTCTACCTTTACGTCTGTTATCTTCATAATGTATTCTAACATTACAATTACTAACCTTAACTCCATAAAGAAAAGTAAAATCTGGAGAGTTTCTAAGATCTACTGGATCAATATTTAGTAATGGAACACTTACTTCATTTGGTTTATAAGCATTGCCCCAAGTTAATTTATTTACTAAAGTTTTTCCATAGTCAAGATTAAAATGATCTCTCATATAAGTATTAAGCATATCCCAGTTTCTTGAGAATGGAAAAGGTGAATCTGTAATATTAGATTGCAAAATATCCGAACTTAATTTATCTCGATCTATTTCAAAATTTTTTGGCATAGCAATATCACCATGATACAATGCTATTTCCGACAATGTATTTTTATTCATATACCTATCTATTATACACTCCTATTGTAAAAAGTCAATGTTTTTGAGAGGTATATTTTATTATGCTTTTGAATCTGATAAATCCCAAGATTGATTATCCTCATTCCAAGAATAACTCCATCTATGAGTATCAGCTTCATTCTGTTCTTTCTGCTCTGCAGTCAATGCTGGTGCATCACCAATTGGTGATTTCCAACTTGCAGTTGCAGTATCTTTTACCCAAGATGCATACGGTTTTTTAGGCCAAAAGATATTAGTATCTTCGTCCCAAGAATAACCTATACCAGCGTAATTTCCTCTAAATGCTTTAGAATCATCACCTGAATTATGTTTATTTCCTGATGTATTGTAAGAAGTCTGGATCCACATTTGTGCAGGCCAGTTATTGTGCCTTTCCAAATACTGTTGACCAACAGCTTCATCTTCAATACCATCAGCATTAAGCATGTCTTTGTTATCAAGTGTTAATACTTGAATAACTTTACCGTTAGCTCCTAGTTTTGCAAAATGTGCCATGTTTGTTTTCTCCTATTTATTTATTTATTATTGATATCTATATCTTATTACAACTATTCCAGATCCACCTGCTGCTCCAGTATTTGCTGGACTCAATGATGGATTATTTCCTGCTGCATCACCTCCAGTTCCTGTGTTATTTCCACCTGCTGCTTGATTTGGTGCACCATCTGAAGCCCCTCTCCCACCTTGTGCATATTCTACGGGAGATGCTGTTATAGAAGTTGTTGCACCTGCTGCTCTTGGAGTAAATGTATTTGGTGCTGGATAAAGTGCAGTTGAGCCAGTTGCTGTTGCTCCACCACCGCCACCACCAGTTGTGCTTGTAGAAGCGAGTTCGGCTGGTGTATCTCCACCAGGATTTCCTTGTGATGGACTAACAGGAGGTGTGTTTCCTGTTCCACCAGAAGTTGGTTGATTATGACCAGCTCCACCTCCACCCGATCCTCCATTACCACCATCTCCATTAGGGTATGAACCACCTAGTCCACCACCAGCTGATGTTATTGTTGAAAATACTGAATTACTCCCTGGAGCTGCATTTGTTGGATAACTGCCTGTTGAACCAGCTCCACCTGCACCAACAGTTATAGGATACCCAGTTGCTGAAACAGTTATTGGTGCTGCTCCCTCTATAGGACTAGCTGTGTATGGAGTTGCTGGACTTTTTCTTTCTCTAAATCCACCTGCTCCACCGCCACCGCCAACGTCCCAACCACCTCCACCACCACCTGCTACAACAAGGTATGAAACTTGATTATTAACTGGTTGTAATGAAGCTGAACAAACTGTAAAAGTTCCAGGACTTGTGAATGTATGAATTTTGCAATTTCCTGAAGTTGTAATTGTTCCACCTGTTGCTGTCATAAAACTTTGTCCTGTTTCTGTATCTTCTGCATTTTGTACGTTAATCCATCCTTTAGTAGAATCAACGTAAACAAAAGTTGCTGATTGACCATTGACATTTAATTTAGCATCCTCTGCAACTCCACCAATTTTTTCTGAACCATTAGGACTTACTGTTAAATTATATGTTTCAAAATTTCTTGCATAATCTGAAACTGAAACGATTGCCCCAGCACTTCCTGCTGGTAAGTTCATTGTTAAAGCACTTCCAGAATTTACAAAATAACCCTCACCACTAGCTGCAGTAAATGTAGATGTTTTAATACTACTTGTTTGCCAATTAACAGAACCTTCTCTACCAAAACCTGTTTGTGTTCCATTATTTGTTATTGTTACACCTGCAGGAATAGTAAACGTATCTCCACTATCTCCAAGTGTAGTTGTTCCACATGCTGTTTTTGGACTAATTTTATTTACTTTTAATTCACTCATATGTTACCTATTGAAATTTGTACCTTATTATTACTATACCTGAACCACCATTTTTTCCTGCATTATCTTGAGTTGTAGGACTACAAGCTGCTCCAGGAGCACCTCCACCACCACCAGTATTTGCAGTTCCAGCAACACCTTGTCTAGGAGAAGCACCTCCTTTACCACCAGCACCTCCTCCACCTAAACCACCTGGTCCACCTGGATTTGGGGATGGATTTGGTGTGTAAACTCCACCACCACCTCCACCAGCAAAATAATAATTTGATCCACAATTTTGTCCTGAAGTTCCAAAAAGATTTGGTACTCCAGCACCATCGCCACCTTTACCCCCACCACCAGTTGGGTTTGTTGGATTAGTTCCAGCACAAGAACCTGCTGCTATAGCACCACCTCCACCACCAGTTCCAACGTTACCATTTCCTGGAGCTGGGTTAGATGGATGACCTACAGATAATCCTCCTGGATTACCTTGAGGTGGACTAACAGGAGGTGTGTTTCCTGCTCCACCTGTGTGAGGATTAGCTGCACCTCCACCACCTGAACCGCCAGCAGTAGCAGCAGTAGTAGAATAACCTCCCATACCACCAGCTGCCGCTGTAATTGTTGAAAAAATAGATGTACTTCCAGATGTTCCTGCTTGACCTGCAGGAGGACCTGCTGCACCCCCTGTTGCCCCAGCACCCACTGTTATTGGATAAGCCTGTTCTGTTACAGTTAATCCTGCAGGAGCTGCTAAAGGTTTTGCTGGATAAGTTAAAGGAGCTAAACTTGGAGCAGCAAATCTAAATCCACCTGCTCCACCGCCACCTGCTGGAGTGTTATTATAATTAATTCCAGGTTGTGAACCTCCACCCCCTACAACTATATACTCTACAGCATTATTAGCAGGTGTATTAGATGTTTGAGTTACGGTAAAAGTTCCTGGTCCTGTAAATGTATGAATTTTGTAATTTCCACAAGGAGCAGTTGCAACTGAGTTTCCACCTGTAGCTGTTATAAATTGAGTTCCAACAAATCCTGTTCCTTCCTCAACTGCTAACCAACCTTTTGTCGCATCAGCATAAACTAAAGTTAAACTTTCATTATCTGTATCTCTTATACTATCTCCAGCAAAACCATTCAGATTTGATCCACCTCTGCCTATAGTTAAATTTTCTTCTGAAAAAGAAACTCCATAATCTTTAATAGCTACAATGTCTCCAACAGAAGGTGAACTTGGTAAAGTTACTGTAAATGCTCCACCAGAAGTATTACAAAAATATCCTTCTCCTGATGCTGCTGTAAAGTTAGCAGTTTTAATTGATGTTTGCCAATTGACTGATCCCGATCTACCAAAACCAGATTGCGATGCACCTGAAGCTAAGGTTACAGTGTCACCACTTGCACCAATAGTTATTGTGTTGCTAGACTCTTTTATAATGTCTGCTCCACATGTATTTTGTATTGTATTTACTTTAATTGTACTTGTCATATGTTACCTATTGATATTTATACCTTATAATTACTATGCCAGAACCACCTGCACCTCCAGGCGAATCATCTGTCGGAGTTCCATAAGAAGGGCCTTCACTTCCTCCTCCGCCTCCACCACCAGTGTTAGCTGTTCCGTCCATATCACTTAAAGGAGGTGCTGGGGGTGCACCTTTTCCTCCTCCTCCTGATCCACCAGAAGGTTGTGGAGATGCGGGTAGAGGATAAGTTCCTCCACCACCTCCACCAGCGTATGTTGTAGCTGAACCAGTAATATCTAAAGGTGTTCCTGCACCACCATTACCACCTGTAGAACCAGACCCAGCAGAACCAGCTGCATTGTGTCCGCCTCCGCCACCGCCTCCAGGACTACCAGATGCACCAGCACCTCCATTATTTCCTTGAGATGGACTCACAGGAGGGGTATTACCTGCTCCAGCTGACCCGTTTCTACCACCACCACCGCCAGAACCACCAGTGCCTCCAGGATTATTACTACTTACTCCTGCGCCACCTAATCCACCACCAGTTGATGTTATTGTTGAAAAAATTGAATTTGACCCTTTTGTTCCATCAGCAGCTGCTGCTCCAGGAGGAGCTGGCTCTGTAGCAGGACCTAAACCTCCTGGCCCACCTCCACCGACTGTTATTGGATAACCTTGAACTGAAACTGGGAAACCTCCTGTTCCTGGATTAGGATAAGAAAATCTCATACCACCTGCGCCTCCACCACCACCAGCTCCACATCCTGCTCCACCGCCACCACCACCAGCTACTACTAAATAATCTACTGTTGTTGACCCCGCAGGATTACCTATTGCTGATACACAAAAAGTTCCTGGTCCTGTAAATGTATGAATTTTAAAATTACCAGAAGTTGTTATTGTACCACCTGTAGCTGTTACATATGTAGGTTGTGGTAATGATGATTGTAAACCGTCATTAGTTAGTAACCAACCTCTTGTTGAATCTATATATACTAATGTTACAGCTTGTCCCTCTGTGCTTATAATTGCATCACTAGCAACTCCACCAATTTTTTCTGAACCATTAGGACTTACTGTTAGTGCATTAGTATCAAATGTATTTCTGTAATCTTTAAATGCAACAATTGCTCCTGCAGTCCCTGCAGGAAGATTGGCCGTTATTGCTCCACCATTTGTATCTACAAAATAACCCTCTCCATTTGCTGCTGTAAATGTAGAAGTTTTAACTGTTGTTTCCCAATCAACAGTCCCTGTTCTACCAAAACCAGATTGACTAGCACCACTTGCTAGTGCAACTGTTTTACCAGAACTACCTAATGTTAAAGTAGAACCACACTGTGTATCTATTGTATTTACTTCTATCTTACTCATTATACTATTACCAATGTTCCAGAAACTGTAACAGTTGCAGCAAATGCTACTGGTCCTGCTAATACTGCGTTTCCTTCAATTAACATATTTTCATCCATTGTTGATGCATGTTCAAATACATCCTCAGATGCAGGCTTATCGCCTATATATAAAACTCCGTTTATTGTTGCCGCCATGTTACCTCTCTATAATTATTATGTACTAATGCTGTCTACAACACTGCACCAAACATCAACACTACTCGCTGCAGATGAAATACCTTTTAATATATCTCCAGTTTGTAATACAATTTTAGCCCCACCATTAACTAGTTCTACAGAACTTGCTGGTGGAATACTTAAATCTTTTACAAGATATCTTGTTGTTGATCCGCCTTCACTTACAAATATACTACATGTTACTGTTGATGTAAGAATGTTAGCTAATCTTAAGCCAACAATTGCATCATCAGAATTTGATGTAAATATTGTAGTGTTTGAGTTTGTTATCTGTGCACCATTTGATTCAAAATCTTGAGCCATTTATCCTCCTGTTATAATGCAATTGCCATTGCTGTTGCAAAACCTTTTGTTGCAAAACCTGCATTAGCATCTACTAATGTTATTAATCTTGATAATGCTGCTTTTCTATTTGTTCCACCTGCACCATCATCAACTATAATTAAATCTGATGTAGTTAAATCAGCACCAATATCTGTCCCACCATCTATTTCTAATGCTGCTAAATCTACTTTACCTGCTGTACTAATTGTAGATAATTTACTATCAGGAATACTTCCAGCTAATTTTGAAGCTGCAATAGATCCCGCTAACATAGTATTTGATACTGAACCAGTATCTCCTGTTCCAATTAGTGTACCAGTTGCTACAGGTAATGTAATATCTGCTGAACTACCTGCTGAATGTGGTTGTGCTTGTAATGTTTGTGCATGAGCATTTGAAGACTCACAATAAAATTTTACTTTTGATACAGCACCAGTTCCTGTTCTAATATCTATATTACCATCTGTAATAGTTACACCACCTGATGTACCATTACCATCTATAATAACTTTACCAGTTCCATTAGGTAATAAATTAATATTGCCATTAGATACTGATACAATATCATTACCATTAACATCTAGATCTCCACCTAATTGTGGTGTAGTATCATCTACAACATTTGATATTGCTGAAGATGAAGCAAGTCCTGATACT